GCCCGTGATCCAGATCCCTCGAAGCATCTAGCCTTCTTGACCTGGTGGTGCAACGAGTCAAAGAGGCGTGGCCGCTTCCACCATTGGGACCGGGACGAGCTTCTGGCCGAAGCATACATCCAGACTCATCGGCTCCTGACCACACTCTACGACCCCACCAAGTCCACGGTGGTGACGTTCCTCAAGGCGTTCCTGTGGGGGGCGGTCCACTACGTCTACTGGACCCAGCATGGTTTCCGGTTCGATGATGTTGGCAAGAAGGCGGGGGGCAAGTCCCGCAAGGTCCTCGTCAAGAAGCTAGACTTTACAGACTTTGACCCTAGTCAATCCTGTGCCAAAGTGGTAGAAGGGTATACTCCCTTCCTCCCTCAGATCGAACTGACCGGGGAGGAGTGGACAATCGTGCGCCTTCGGATGGACGGCTACACCATGACGCAGATAGCCGCCGTCCTTGGACTGAAGAGTCCCCAGTCCATTCAGAACAGGCTCACCAAGATCTGGGACAAGATACAAGGAGTAGAAGAAGATGCCACCAGAGACACCACCCACCCTCCTCCCGAAGGACCGGGGCCGTAGCGCCCGGAACTTCCTTGAGTCCGAAGGGCTTGTCCCCCGGACCCCCACTATTCGCTCATCCGACTACAAGACTGCGCTCTCCGATCCATTCGGCTACTACCTCCGCCGGCGCCTCGGCATCATCCCCGCGCTCTCCTACTCGGAGGCGCTCTCCCGAGGCTCGTACTTCCACATCCTGTTCGCGCTCTACGACAAGGGCGACCGCCAGCAGATCTTCAAGCGCATGTGCCAGGCCCGTCTCGCAGAGATCAACAAGATCTCGAAGGAGCTCCGCATCTCGGAGAACGCACGGGCTACCGCCATCGAGAACGAAGTGCTCGACCAGGCAATGGCCGCCTCCTGGTACAACGCCTTCGAGAACCTGCCCTGCCTCAACGGCAACTCCGCTCTCGACATCCTGCTCGACAACTACACCAAGCTCGGTGCCGAGTACCGGCTCACCTGGGTTGACGAGCGGTTCCCCAAGACTCGACAGGTTGCCCAGTTCGATCTGCTCCTCCACAACCGGAAGACCAACAAGATCTGGATCGTGGATGCGAAGACAACCGCTGCACCCCCACTGATCCGATTGTCGACGGTCAAAGAAGAGTTCCAGACCATGCACTACCTCCATGCTCTGGAGTGGTTCATGTCCCGGGGACTTCTCCACAAGCAGTTCCCAAACCTTCCCGAGGACGTGCAGCTGGGTGGCATGATGCACATCGCCATCCTCAAGCCGTCGATCCAGTTCGGGCAGGCCGACCGGGACTTCCACTGGGAGTCGGACGGCAAGCGCACCGGCATCGCCGGCCGCATCATGCGGTCCCCGGTCAACCTCAAGGACCTGGGCGACTACGTGATCAAGTGGACCTCAGGCTACAAGCATCCGGAACCCATTGTTGGAACGATGGATGAGTGCTTGGTCGAGCTGCACCGGATCACGGGGAAGAAGCCCGAGCGCGTGTACCAGGGCGAGCCCTCGATCTCGAAGTACCAGGAGCGCTGCATGCGTTGGTACAAGGGTGAAGGGGAATACCTGGACCGTGCGCCGGATTTCGATCACGACCCCCCTGTGAACATTTCGTACACTCATGCAAGCACGATGCTTGACAACGATTGGCGACTCGACTATCTTGACCGTGTTGCCATGATCTACAACTTGGCAACCCGAGACCCATACCCATGCAACTTCCTGAAGAACATCGACGGACTCCGGATGGGGTCGAAGCTGGCGCTGTACAGCCCGTTCTACCTGACGGAGCCGAAGGAGTGGCCGGCGCTGGTGCAGAGCCAGCAGTTCCTCCTCGCCCATCGCGACGAAGGAATCCCCGAACTGGATCCCGAGCACCAGCTGTTTCTCGGGGCTCTGGAAAGTCTCGAGCCGGAACTCCCCACCTGATGTTCGAGGACGAGTACGTCACCCTCGTGATCAAGCCGAAGGTCGACCGTATCCTGGAAGACGGGGTCGGTTCCATCGGGGAGCTCACGACCAAGTTCAACAAGACCTTCAAGTGCAAGGTCTCGAAGGCCAAGGTCACGTCCTGGCTCAAGGCTCTGGGCTACCGGGTCACCCGCACGGTCTCCATCGTCGGGCCTGCACCTGCACCCGTGCCCGCACCCGCGCGCGCGCCTGCGCCCGAAGAGTTCTCGACGTCGCACCGCCAGCCTCAGTTCAACTTCCCGGCACCGCCGCCGAGCTTCTTCGGTAACGTGGTACCCCCGGGCTTCGAGGAGTAGAAGATGTCAGTCACGACTCACGCAGGAAAGCTGCCGCAGCAGCGGTATGCCGGTCTCGGTTTCACCGGCATGAAGATGGTCCATCCGCCCGAGCGCCTGTTCGGCCTCATCTGTGGCCTGCCGGGCGAAGGCAAGTCTCAGTTCGTTCACTCGCACCCGGACGCATGGGTGTGCAACATGGACTGCACTTCCACCATGGGTGACGTGCAGGCCACCATCTGGCCAGGCATCGCGCCCAACGGTCTGCCCATCGACGTCAACGGCGAACCCCTCGTCATGACGTGGGAAGCCGTCCAGGCCAAGATCGAGCTGCTCTGCCACCTGGCCAAGACCAACCAGCCTCGGCCGGCTACCGTGTTCTTCGACTCGCTCGGCACGTGGATCCCGCTCCTCAAGGACTGGATCACCCGGTCGAACGACAAGAAGGACTGGCGAGACATGGACGGTCGCCGTTCATGGGACCAGCTCTACGACATGGTGATCGACACCTGCCTCACGCTGCGGCGCTACGGCTACGGTGTCTACATCATCTGCCACGTGGTCAACGCCAAGATCCCTCTCGGGGATGATCGCTACGTCTTCAAGCCGGAGCTCACCATCACCGACGGGTTCTACAAGCGGCTATACCCCCTCTTCGAGATGGTTGCTGCCATCTCCACCGAGTGGGTCACCGAGCAGCGGGAGATCCAGCAGCCGCCCATCGTCAAGGACGGCAAGACGATCACCCTCAAGGCCAAGGTTGTGACGGAGAAGCGCAAGCGCTACCTGTTCCAGGTGGACTCCGAGCAGCTGTCCGGCATCACCAAGCACCGGGTCAAGATGCCCGGCTCGTTCGAGCTCCCCGAGACCAATGGCTGGGGCGAGTTCATCCGCAACTACAACGATCACGCGAGTGCGTGATCATCTCATCACCCTTTCAGGAGAAGTCAGAGTCATGAATCAGAAGATCAGCGCCATGTTTGCCGCTCAGAAGGCCGCCTTCGGTGATGCCAGCCCCGACACCGGGGTCGGCGGACTGGGCGAGTGGCCGGCCGAAGGTGAGCACGACTGCTACATTCTCGGCCTCGACATCAACGAGAAGGCCACCTACCGGTTCAACGACCCGATGGGTCAGCAGGTCGACCTGCCGGCCAGCGAGTTCCGGTTCCGGTACCAGCTCCTCAACGACGAGACCAACCCGGACAACCCGCTCGTCTGGGGCGGAGCGCCCTTCACGTTCCCCGAGAACGCCGGAGCCGTCACCGCCGAGGGCCGTCGCACCGGTCTCACCATCGAGCGCAACCGCTTCTGCGGCCATCTCAGCACCCTCCTTGGAACCAAGGTCGGAACTGCCGATGGTCTTGACATCGCGGACGCCATCGCTAAGGTGTCCGAGATCCTCTCGTCCGACAAGCAGCTCGTCTGCACCGTGAAGTGCCAGTACCGCAAGGGCAAGGGCAACTCCTCGAACCGGGTCTACAAGACCGAGTTCCTCAACAAGCTTCTGTCGGAAGCCTAACCACTAGACCCCCACTGATCGAGGGGGTGGGGCCCACAAGCTCCACCCCCTCCTCTTCAGTACTTCTCCCCCCTGTACGGTGGTCGGGGGTGCATCCGGTGAGCACCCCGTTGGTCGCTGTCCTCCCCAACGGACACCAGTGATGGATCGATCAATCGAGCCCCCGACCCCGTACGAGGAGATCCCGGTCAACGTCCGTTTATCGGACTCGACCAACAACCCCCGCAACTGGGTTCCTCCAGTCCCCCTCCGGGTGAAGGTCTCCGGCCTCAAGAAGACCGGCCTCATCTACCCGGGGACCTACGACGAATCCAAGCACACGACCGTCAGGATGGTGGGGACACCTTCCATCCTGGCATTTGCTGGACCTGCCTACTGGCTGGTTACGACGCTCAGCGCAAACCACACCCCCGAGTTTGAGCCATTCGAGGGTGAGGACCCGCTCTTCCAGGTGGATGGGGAGAGCATCAAGGGCTACCTGACGGTCAAGCCGTCGGGCGAGATGTGCCTGATCAACATCGATATCGGCCGGGCCAACCAGCAACACATGGCGGACAGGGTCCTGGGGATTGCACCCGACTCCAGGATCCTGCCCCGCCTGATGCCCAGAGCCTCGCGTGGGGCCATCCGGTGGTTTCCGAGCCACCGGGTGGTCCAGCTCTGGGTGGCGATCTAGAAGCCCTCGAAGCCCTTGAACCCAGGCTCCGTCGCAATGACCTGGCGCTGCTCCTCTGTGAGCGGCACAGCCTGCACCCTGCGGCTCTCCGCCCTCTGACGGGCCGTGTCCGCCCCCACAATCGCCTCGGGCTCTACGCCCATCTCAGCCGCCCTGGCGGCCGCCATCTGCTGGTACATCGGGCGCTGGTCCGGGGGCATCCGATCCAGGATGCGCTCCGTCCGGCTGATCGTCCGGTTCTTGATGGCCTCATCCAGCTGGTCCTTGCTGATGGTCAGGTCCATCCCGAACCTCCGCTTGAACTCAGCCCGGATCTCCTGCATCTTGCCGATCTCGTTCCCCAGCAGCGCCGAGATCGCCCGCCTCCGGTAATCCACAATCTGTTCACGGTTCTTCAACAGGAACCCGTCGAAGTCAGCGGCCTCCCGGAACTTGCCCATGTCCACCCCGAGCGCCTTCGCGAAGATCAGGCCCGGGCTCTGGTAGTCCACCAGCGTCCCGTCCCCCTTGAACACCGCGATCTTGCCGTCCTCCGTCCGCTGCTTCGGGTCGATGTACGTCTTCTGCAGCGCACCCGGCAGCCCAAAGAGCGGACCCTCCATCAGGTTCGGCAGCATCCCCATCGCCCGGCTTGCCGCAATGCCGCCCGGCACCAGCCTCGGCAGGTTGTTCTGCAGCAGGTCCCGCTGCCCAGGATCGAGGGCACCCCTCACCAGGTTCATCGGGATGTCCACCACCGGCGGGATCGGGATCCACTCGTTCCCGTCCTGGAAGAACCTATCCCCACCCGCAATCTGGGTCAGGCTGGCCCCGAACAAACCCGGGCTCAGGTCCGCCCCGAAGGTGTTCTTCCCGAACTCGTACAGCACCGCACTGATGCCCATGCCCCGGACGAAGTCTGTCCCGATACCGCCCAATCCACGATCCGCCAGCCGGGGGCTGTCATACATGATCGTGGTCGCACTCCTCAGGGGGAAGCTCAAGAACTGACGGAACAGCGGGTTGTTCGCCAACCGGCCGAACGGCCCCGTCCCCTGGAACGCCATCGGCGTATTCAAGGTCGAGCCACCGAACTGGGTGGCGCTCACCATCTCACCCACATCACTCAGCATCCGGTAGTACCCGGAGCTACCCCGTGCCACATCGATGCCGGCAGCCCGGTACGCATTCTCCACGGAGTGCGCC